GGCGATGTCTACCTCTACAAGGGCACCTGGAAGACCAAGACCTTCCCGGTTCAGGTTATCCGCTACACAGAGGTCCCCGGCCGCCTGTGGGGCATCGGTCTGATGCAGCCCCTCTTGGACCTGCAGCGCCTCTACAACGAGCAGCGCACGCAGGTTGTGCATAACGTCAAGCTCATGGGCAACCCCAAGTGGGCAATCCCCAAGACGGCAGGCGTTAACACCTCGTCGATGACCAACCGCCCAGGCGAGAAGATTTACTTCAACCCTGCCGGCGGTCCCCCCTCTCAGATTCAGCCAGTGCCGCTGCCTGGGTACGTCTTGGACAGCATTACGCGCACGCAGGCTGAGATGCACGACGTGGCGGGCATCCACTCGGTGAGTCTTGGTAAGCGTGCGGTTGGTGTTAGTTCTGGCAAGGCCATGCAGGTCTTGGCAGACAGGGATACGTCACAGCTTCAAGAGACTCAGACCAACGTGGAGCGCGCCATCCGGGAGATGGCCAAGGTTGTGCTTGAGTTGATGAAGGCTCATTACACTGAGGCCAAGATGGTTCGCATGCTCGACCAGACCGGCCGAGTGTTGTACCGGGCGATCAGCTCAGAGAACATCGTTGATGACCCAGAGGTGTTCATCGAGGCTGGCAGCGCTTTCCGGTTCGACGCGCGCGACCGTGATCAGCACGTTATGGAGTTGTTCCAGGCTGGGCTGATTGACCCCGAGACAGCCATGCAGGAGCTTTCCTTCCGCACCGGCAACGCCTATATCACCGAGAAGGTCCAGGGCTTGTCGCACGCCAAGAAGCTGCTTGAGGCTACGAAGCAGGGCTTCGAGATTGAGATCTTCCAGTCAGACGACATCAAGTCGATGCTCAAGGTCTTCGCTGACTTCGTACATACTGACGATTTCTACGCCCTACCCGAGGAGCGTCAGCTGTACATCAGGGACGTGGTGGTTGCCTTAAGCAACCCCATGGCCACCACTGAGGAGTTCGTTAGGGCCGAGACCATGCAGAAGGTGTTCCCGCGCCAAGCACCAGCCCCAGGGCAAAACCAGATGCTCCAGAGCATCATGGCAGCCCAGTCACCAGAGACGCAGGGGCAGATGGCCGAAGAGGCCATCGGTATGGCACAGCAGCAGGACGCCATGGAGGCGGCGCAGTCTAACACTGCGCGAGGCCAAGAGGCTCTGATCAGCCCAGTGTTCGGGGGTATCGGATGACACCAGCCGAGGTCACAACCAAGTTCCGACAGTATATCGACGAGCCTGATCAGACCTTCGTGTCTGACGCCGATGTTGAGACTTACCTCAACGACGGATACCGGGAGTTTCGCAACATGGTGTGCGACATCAACCCGATGATCTACAACGTCACCGAGCAGATGACCTTCACTAACGAGAGAACGCACAACCTACAGCTGTCTACAGCCGACGCAAAGAGTCTGCTCGGGCAGTCGCCACAAGGCCCAAACGGCAGGATGGTGCGGCTCAACTCAATCAACAAGGTCGATGCGGACGGGAACATCACCCAGCGCCTTGAGGCTGTGAGCAACGTGCAGGCATTGGATGTTGTGCCGGGCAGTTACTACCTGGCCAACACCATACTCCGGTTCAGCAGCAGGCTGACGGGGACCTACGATGTCAACTACGTGCCCGAGGTCAGCCTTACGTGGACCGGAGGGGGCGCGAGCACCTTCATCGATAACCTCACGCCGTTCCACGACCTCATCCCGCTGCTGGCGTATCGCCAGTACGCCATTGTGGATGGCGCGGAGAGCGAGCCCATCCTGCGGCAGACAGCTACGCGACTAAAGGAGTTCCAGGAGTACCTCCAGGCCAGGGCCTTTGACGGCTACGATTACGTCCAGTCTGTCCCCTGGTATAACTAATGGCCACCAAGGCTCAAGAGGTACAGGTCCTCCGAGACGGCATCCAGGCGAACGCACCCTCCCCAGGGTCGTTCGCTTTGAATATGCTGTACAGCAACAACTGCTGGCAGGTTCGCGAGGGCTTCGGCCAGGTCACCCAGTTCGACACCGAGATGTCGGCAATATGGGGTGGGTACGGTGGCCTACTGTCTAATGGAGAATGGGGCTTTACCAAGCACCTCGGGTCCCACCTACTGAAGACCAACTTTGGCAACCTTCAAATGTTGTCTGTCTTCCTCGCAACGGTCTCAGACGGCACCTCCGGCGGTGTCGCCCTGGCCGGGCTTTCGCCCCTAAGGACGATTTATATCGTCAGCATTTACGACCTGACGACCAACGAGCGGTTTGAGGTTCCCCTCTACCCGCACACCAGCCAGTCCGCGGTCGCCGCCAGCTACAACCTGGACACCCCCCTCACGCTCGGGGGTCGTATTTTTCGAGGTACCGGCTCAGAGGGCGTCCAGGATATATTGCCGCAATACCAGACGTGCAACACAGAGGCGCACGACTCGTACCTGTATGCTGAGGATGACTTCTTTTATTTCAAGGAGTTTAGCGACATCCTCTACTTCGGCAACCGCCACACGGGGTGTTGGGCGTATCTGCCGGCGTCGTTCAATCAGGCGCGCCCGACTAAGATCGATCGCCTGAGTCTGCGCGAGTACTCCCAGGCGTACGGCGAGTCGAGCATGGTGGTGCCCGTTGTCCTTAGCCCCGGCATCAACATCGAGGCGTTCGAGTACCTTAGGACGGCAGACATGCCGAGCCCTGTAGACGTCGCCGTTGTGGACAACCGACTGGTGTACGCCTCTGGCAACAACCTCTACTGGTCAGACCCTGGATTTCCCAGCAACATCATGGCGGACAACTTCTTCGCGGTTCCGTCCGAGGAAGAGATTACAGCCATATCTGAGCACAACTCTAACCTGATGATATTCACCGAGAATGAGACCTGGCTGTACCAGCCCTCTGTCGGTGACGTTGTTAGCCGTGGCAGGTTGACGCGGGTCAGTGATACAGTTGGTTGCATCGGGTCAAACGCATTGTGCCGCGTTGGGGGTTCTGTCGTATGGGTAGATACAAGCGGAGTGTTTCAGAGCGAAAGCGGGCTGAGTATTCGGCCTCTGTCAGAGGACGTTCTGCCATTCTTCCAGCCGAAAGGCATGACCAACCCACTAACCTCGTACTTCGTCAAGTATGGGCAAGCGGACCCGTCTACCAGGGACCAGCCGACCACCACCCTCCGCTTAAAGCGGGAGGGTGTGAAATGCACCTTTGTGGCCTCGATGGATATGCTGGTGATCAGCATTCCTGTTCTGAGCGGTGCGCTTGTGATGAGCGCGGGAAAGTGGTCGTGGTGGACATTTGAGAGTATGGTCTCCCAGTCTGGCGGGGAGGCTGTTGCTGGCGTCACGCAGAACCTTCCGTCCCCATGGGTTCTCAACTACCAGGACGATGTTTTTGCCATTGCTGGCCCTGACGTTCAGTCGCTCACTGACGAGGCTGTCCAGGGGTCTTCCGGCTCCGACATAAACTTTGACGTCACTTCGAGGTCGTTCTTTATCATGGAGTATGGGCGGGGCGGGTCCATCGACCGGAGCATCTGGAAGGAAGACGACCGCAAGATAACCGGTTACGGCGAATACACCGCCCCAAGAGGGACGGGAGCGAGCCCGGTTGGCGGCCTCTATCTGCACGACCCGATCAAGGTTCCCGTTGGCTACGTGTTCAACGCGACCACGACTGCCACGACTGACAGGTTTGTGCTTGTCCCGGTTAGTGTCGTGCTACCAGCCACCCCGACCGCTGGCATTGATATCGTCGAGGCCAAGGTGGCCTTTGATAACACGCATTGGAAGCCGGTCTTTGTTAACGGCAGCGATGCTGACGTCCAGCTGACGCTACCGACTGAGAGGGTTGCGAGTGCTGACGGGTGGTCTTCATCGGGCCTTGCGACCGGCCAGCTGAAAGTGTACGAAGAGAATGACGGCGCTGGCGGGCTTTCGAGTCCGGGTCAGTCTGGCGGGTTCCTACATATCCGCTGGAACCATGTCGCGACGTCTGGGTATGAGCATGCGCCGCATATGAATCTAGTTGTTCAGCGCCACTCTCCACTGATCTACCTTCCATTTGAGCGCCTTAGCGCGAAATCGGACGAGAACACTAGCGGCATGGGCTTCCAAGTGCTGACCGATGGATCGTCAGACACCCTGGTGGTGGCTGTCGACTCTACTGCCGGGGTGACCTACCGCCTTGGCACCCACGTCTTTAACCGGTGGTCTCTAGCAACCACTTCGGAGCGCAAAGAGGACTCTGTTGCCCAGCCTGTGGACTGGGCCTACAAGTCTACCAACGTTGGCCTTGAGGGCGGCAACGAGCTAAAGATGCGCGGGCTCTGGGCCAATCTTATGAGCCACGGCACTGGCTCGGATAAGCTGGATACAGCTTGGCCATACGGCACGTTCAACACCTTGGTGGGCAGTGACCGGAAGGAGTGGATGACCCAGGTCATTGACGCAACCCCTGCCCAGGCTGCTGTCGAGCAGGCGGTCGGTACTGACACCCTGCGCACCAGGGTTCAGAAGTCTGATGGGTCGCTCGTTAGCAAGTCCTTCCAGTCTGGCGGAACCGGTGTTGTGTGGGCGAACAAGGCCTCGTCGACCACAGATCCTGATGGGACCGTGCTTATTGGTAACGAGGACACGAGCGATATATCCGTAAGTATGTCCGTTAAGGGCCAGAGCTTTAGCGTCATGAACTTCGGCTTCATTATGAACCGTGCCGAGAAGATGTGGCTTGAGGGTGTTAAGGCTGTCTTCAGGATCGTGGGCGGCAGACGAAGGCGGGGTCGGTGATGCCAAGCTACGGCATTTACAACAAGCTCCTCAGGCCGGTTGGCACGCGCGAAGACGTCAACGACTCCGATCACGACCGGATGGTGGACGAGCGCATATTGGACCTCGGTGTTCACCCGGTTGGCACGCGCCTTGAGGAGGTCTTGAAGACCGGCAACCAGTGGACGCTTGGCGATGGAGTGTACCCCCCGTTCGACCTGTCAGCCCCGCACGGCATTATTTCTGCGGCGTCACCGGGCGCTAAGTTTGAACAGCGGTGCGTTATGCGTGATCACACAACTGTCTTTGGTGTGACGTTTACAGATACCGCCGACCCCCTCCTGCCGGAGATGGTTCGCATTGGCAGTGACACCTCTGCAAGATTTGTTGGATGCACCTTTGTTCGCTCCGCTGGGAAACCCTTTAGCCACGTCTACGTTGAGGACGCCTCCGGGATTCTCTCCTCTGTGGCCGGCACGGCTGTGTTCATTGGCTGCACGTTCATTAACGGCGGGAGCACAACGGTGGATAATGCTGGCGCGGCTGGGCGTGTTCAAATGATTGGCTGCGTCAATATGACCGGCAATGTATCCCTTGGAACCGTCACAGAGACAGGGACGATTGGCATCTGATGACTTGGCGAAAGAACCCCAGAACAATCACCAAGGAGCAGTTTTCCACCGGGACGACCATCGATGGCAACCGTCTGGACAACGCTCTTGACGACGTCGTCGACCGGGTTAACGACATACCTTATGGCGATCTGCGGAAACGCTGGGTTCCGATCACCTACGTGGCCGGGTGGACCCCCCAATCCCCATTTTGCCTGTCCTCTGGGACCCCAACCCCCACGGCCGGCGCTGGCAGTGAGGCGTCTCAAAATGGGTGCGTGTACGGCACGCATCATTGGCCATGGATGCCGGTGAGGAACCGTATTCAGTCGGTCGCGGCAAGTACGGATGGGTCATCAGCCAGCGACGACGATCGTATTGCAAACGGGTATCGGCTAAAGGGCGCCAGCGTCCCTGGGATCAGCCCCTTTGGGAAGGCGGAGATTAGCGCCACCGACTACACGCCGGCAGACGACTACCCCATTGGCACCCAGTACGCCTGGACGCGATCCTGGTTCATTGTAAATCCATCAATATTGGACGCCATTGACCTGGTCCTAGAGGTCGATCACGCATCACTTAGTGGTGCTTCTGAGGTATTCAAGAACAACTTCGAGTTTAGCACCGGGAAGCAGCCTGAGGGGTACCCGGATAAAAACTCGCGCGACTTGGTGATCACCGCCGCCGTGGATAGCGAGTTTGCGCGGGAAGACCGAAACATGGCCGACGTGGAGGTCATGCGCAAAGGGTTTGTCATTAATCACAGCAAGTTCAGCCCCCTGCCACTGCCCGCGGTGGGGTCGACGTACCAGGACATGGCGCCCGCTGTCGGCACAACCAACGTGCCCGGCAGCACGGTGCAGGGTATCCACGTCCGCCTGCACAACCTGAATATACCGATCCACCAGAACGCCAGACTCAGGATTGCGGTCGTCATACCTTCGTATGACGCCGCAGCCGGGAGCCCGATCCCTCACCGCAATAACGGGTGGAATCCGAACGACTTTAGTGTCGAGTACCCATGGATGCAGCAGAAGATACACATGTCTGTGACCATGCTTGAGGAGGTCACCCGTGGCTAAGATTAGCAGGAAGAAGCTGTCTCGCGGAGTAAAGCTCACCCCAGAGCACGTATACCCGCCGCTTTCTGCCGCAGCCTCGCAACTCCAGAGTGTCGCAGTGGAGAGGGAGCAAATGCAGCGCGGCTCGGCACCCTTCCGGGTCAACCTGACGCTGCCGTACTTGGCGTCCGACTCTCTGCCGTCAGGCAAGATGACAATACCGATTGCCCTGCCGCCCACCCAGGACTTCTTCTCAACCACAACAAACGCCGCAGGGACCAAGACCCCTGTGTACACAGCATTCCTGCCACAGACCAGGCTCCAGTCCGTCTCGTTCTCGTTTGATCAGAGGGGTGAGGCCGCAGCCATTGCGAGCCAGTTCTGGACCAAGAGCGGAACCGCCGGAACCGGAACCTACGGGTACTCGTCTGAGCAGGGCAAGCTTAGTTTTGAGGACGTAACCAAGCTCGACATATCTATCTCGCTCCACGAGAAGACTCAGGAGTACTTCGGTGATCAGTACCCGTACAACCTTGAGAAGGAGCTGTGGACCACAATCATACCCTCAACGGCCTATTCCGGCCGCGCACTGAGGGCGAACCCCTTCATACAGAGCGATATCGATGTTGCCATCGATCCCTACAAAACGCTCATCCTAACCATCTACGCACCAGGTCTTGAGGACACAGATGGCCGTAGACTTGCACTGCCGTCGATCGAGGTCTCCCTTGGGTTTACCTGCCAGTTAATGCCGAGAGACTCTGGACAAACAGCAGTCCAGAACATACCGGCAGACGGTGGCAGCGGAACCGGGAAGTATGGCGCAAAGACGGGCCCAACGGTTTCGATCAACACCCCGGCACACAGCACCGCCATCGAGTCAGACTCGTCTGATGGCGTTGGGTACAACATGTCAACCGTCGACGAGCAGTTCCAAGACAAGCTCGAAGGCGGGTATAACAGGTTTGGTGACGTGCCTCCGTCAGAGGTGATTACTGATGACGCCGCGTATGAGGTGATTGCGGTCCCGCTGTACCAGAACATGGCCCACGGCGGCCTCTCTGCGTCTGATACGTTCTACGCCACCTACCCGTACCTTGCCTCGCTGGGTGGGACCCACAACGTAGTCGTTACTGGCGTCTCGAATGTCGGAGCGTTTGATCGAAGAATCATCCCCATCCACCATTCCTACACCATCCACCACGCTATCCTCGCCTGGAACTGGTCTCCCTGGGACTTGTTGAATTGGAATGGCGTCGGCACCGAGCCGATTGCCAACGGGCCATCAGGCACCAAAGACAAGCAGCGCGCCAACCTAGTGCCTCCGACAAAAAACATTGGGCTTAGTGTCGGCGTGGGCATTGGCACCGGCACGGGGGCAGACAACTTTGATTACGAGCAAGTCGCCTCACTAACAATAACAAACCCAAACAACTACGGCACCTGGGATGGATCGTCCGGGACGAAGACGCCCGTGGAGAACCCGGCAACGAAAGGTACGTGGGACGCCAGCTTGATTGACAGGATTACGTCAACACTAAACCCGCCACGGGTTTTCGTGTGGGACGCCTCCGGGACTGTCGGGGCGACCAATGCGCTCGCTCTCAACAAGTGGAATTGGGAGCTTCACTCGATACCGGTGGTTGGCCACGCCTCCTTTGGGGCTGGCTCAGGGTACTACAACCAGGGGAAAGAGGTATTCTCCGCGCCCGGCTGGTCAAAAACGGCCTCGCGAACCAACATGGACAGCAGCTTGCCAAACACTGGCGGAGCGGAGCAGTGGATCGAAGTCAGGGCCAACCTATACCCAACGGTGACGGGGGCTTTGAATAAACTTCCACACATGTGGAGCCCAGGGGTCCTCCAAATAGACGACGCATCAAGCATCTTAGTAGGCTACGGCGGGTGCTACGTGTATCTTATATGCAAGAAGCATCTCACCCGGTAGGAGAGATAAATGGCAGAGAATACTATCCCGTCTGACAGCATCTACTCAACCCTTGAAGGGCCAAAGTACGGCATGGAGCAGTACCAGCAATACCTGGGAGATCTCGCGCATGCACGCCAGCAACTGCCTGCGCTTCTTGAGCAGGAGCGCGGCCTCCTTGCGAGCCAGTACGGCGCGGCCCAGAGGGCTATCCAGCAGGGTCAGCGACAGGGCATGCAGTCTATGGCCCAGGAGGCCGCTCGCGGGATGGCTGCTGCCATGGGTCAGGCTGGTGCAATGCCTGTCGGCGGTGGCTCTGCCGCCACCATGCGGCAGACGGGGAGGACTTTCGGCCAGGGTGCAGCGCAGTTCGCCCAGGAGGCGGCCCAGCGCGCCGCAGCGCTTGAGGAGCGCAGCCTTGCTGACCGTCGAGGATTACTTGGCCAAGAGCGCAGCCTTTACGCTGAGGTGCTCCCTGCAATCTCTCTCGCCCAGGCCGAGGGTGTCGGCACTATGGCGGACCTTGAGCGCGCTCCGCAGGATGAGTTGATCTGGATAATGGAGAACATTGCAGCAATCGATGACCAGCACTTCTATGAGAGTGACCGGGCCAACAAGCTTGCCGCCCTGCTCAACACCCTCACCCCCGGCACCCCGGCCTACGAGTACGCCCTGAGGCAGTGGAAGGACTACACTGGCCACCGCGGAATCTACCACCAACCTCCGATAACACCGAACGTGATTAATCAATCCTAGGGTAATCAATGGGACGCATTGTCATACCGAGGCCCACGCGGCGCGCAACTGGCCGAAGGGCGAGCCTCCGGGCTCCAGAGAAGTACGGCTACTTCTCCCGCGGCTTTGGGCCGCAGGAGATGTCTCTTGTCTCCAAGCTGGCTGACCTGGCAGTGGCGGGTGGTGGTCAGATCGCCAGGGCTGTTCAGATTAGCAACCGAGAGGAGGAGCAGGCCGAGGCCCAGGCAGAGTATGACCGCAAGCTCCAGTCTGAGATCGAGAGCCGCCAAAGGGCGGCGCAGGCTGAGATTGCAGGCACCGATATCGACGGACAGGTAGAGGCCTTCTTCGCCCAGCAAGATCCACCATCCGTGCGTGAGCGCTTGCCGTCTATGTCTGATATGAGCCTCCAGGGCACGCTCGTGCAGCCCCGTCCAATGCAGAGGGGTGGCGTGTCACCGGGTGTTCTTGCAAGGCCAGGACTCCTTGCGCCCGAAGACCTCTCGATGGCACGCGCACAGATGGCGCGAAAGCTCCAGGCTGACGCGATGCCCTCCCTACGTCAGCGCAGCGATATCGCCGCCGCCGACGTACTCAACAGGGCGCTTCTCGTGCCTGGGGACCCCACGCATAAGGGCTACATTGATCCAGAGGGGATGCCGGTCACGTCCATCGCCGAGTCCGAGGGGCTGATGAGGGCCGCCGAGAGCCAAGAATTGGAACGACTCAAGCGCCAAAGCGTCCAAGACTCCGTCCGCGCAGCGCGCTCACTCCCCCCGTCTAAACAGATCACAGGTGCCCAGGCCGCCCGCGTGCTGTTAGACGAGCGCGGGAACCTTAGCGCCCTTGCGCGCAATCTGGGCCTGTCGGAGCAAATGGTTCAAGACCTCATTGGGTCTACCGGCTTTGAGATGCCAGACGCCGCAGGCAGGGCGGCCGCACTCGGCGCAGACCCGTCCCTCACCTACAGACCTCAGACGGTTGGCGCAGCTGACCCATACGACGCAGCACAGCGCCGCGCTGAACTCCAGCAGGCCATGCAGGGCCGCGACTTTAGGCAAGAGGCCATCGAGGCCATCGGGCCGGCACCTGAGGCCAAGCTCTTCCGCATTGCGGATATCCTCGCCGCCGCCCCATCAGCACGCACAGCAGAGCAGCGAGCCATGCTGCTCCAAGCTGCCGTTGATAGCCCTGACATCCAGGCCGCTAACCTTAGCGACTGGGCCAAGGGAGCCTACCGCGACCGTGCCATGAAGACCGTGATGGGACTCTTCCCCAAGGAAGAGGAGCCAATGAGCGAGCTTGACATGCTTCGCATGCAGAGCATGCGCGAGAGCATGGAGACGGAGAACCTCCGGCAGCAAAAGCTCCAGGCCGCACTGGATAAGGAGGCCGCCGATCTTGTCCGGCAGGCAGAGCGACTGAAGGGCGGCAACGCGCGCGCCAAGAAGATGGGCGCCCTTGTCGACCAGTCGGTCTTTTTCCTCCAGAACTACAAGGCCCGCTCCGAGGGGGACATGGACGATGCGACATGGAGTGCCGGCGCGGGCCAGTTTGCAGGCGACAGGCCCGAGAGCATTGTCGCTCACGCCCAGCGCCTCAAGCTCCCCCGTAGAAGCATAGCCGCGATACGTGGTGGTGCGCCCATGCTGCTTCGCCGGGCACCGACAGATCCCCCGCCCCCTGGCGTGCTGATGAGCCGGGGCGAAATGCGCTTGAGGCAGAACAGCATCGTCAAGCACGACAAGGATGAGGCCGAGGCAAGCGGGAACGTGAGGAAACTCCAGGGATACCTGACGAAAACGCCAAGGGAGTTGAAGGCCTTGAATCTCACCCGAGATGGCATTGAGTCCGAAATAGAAGTGCAAAAGAAGCTCGCCGGCATTGCCAAGAGTGCGGCAAAGTCTGATCGCGACGCGCTTAAGGCCGACCGAGAGGCCAGGGGGCAGGGCGCTGCTTCCGCACCATCCGGCGCTGTCTACACCGCGCCGATTACGGATGAAGACCTCAAGTTTGTTGAGTCAGTGAGGCAAAAGCATGGCCAACAAAACTGAGCTTATTGAGCTTATGCGCGCTGCCGACAAGGCAGGCGATGCTGAGTCAGTTAAGCGCTTACTGGACATCTATGACCGAACACCCGAGCAGGCAGAAAATGTCCCTACCCCCCAGCCAACTCAGACCGAGTTCACCCCCGAGCAAATTGAGTCCGCTGGCTTTGGCGACCTAGCGCAGACCATGCGCGGCTTCCAGCAGCTTGAGGCCCCTGCGGGCAGGGAGTTCTGGGGAGACTACGAACACCCGCTTCAGTCGGAGCTTGTTAGACCGCTCGCTGCGGGCGTATCCGCGCTTCCTCGCGGGGTCCTTAAGGGCGCCCTGGCGGCCTCTGAGGTTGCCGCCGGCCGGCCCTTTGCGCCCGAACTAGTTGAACTCGAACAGTCATGGTCCGACTGGGAAAGGGGGTTGACCAAAGGCGCAAAGCCAGAAGATGACGACATCTATGTGGTCATCGACAAGGCGAAGAAGGGCGACTTCTCCCCTATCGCGAGCCTAATAGGTCGAGGCATGGTACAGGCCGCCCCTGGCATGTATGCCGCCATCCAAAACATGCCTGCCTATATGGGGACGCTTATTGGTGACTACGCGGAGCGTGCAGCGGCAGACAGGGGCTCAGACTCTATTGAGTTTAACGACCTAGGCAGGGCAATTTCCATGGCAGCCGGAGTGGGCGCTATCGAGAGGGCCTCGGCCCTCAGGGCCCTGGGTGGCGGTCGCGCAACTACGGTCCCGGGCGCAGCGGCGCGGGGCTCCGTCATAGAAGGCGGAGAGGAGTACACACAGCAGCACCTGGAGAACATAGGCATACAGGCCGGCTCTGACAGGCCAGGGCTCCTTGGTGTTGACTGGGCAGAGGGTCACAAGAAAGGCCTCCACGGCCTGGCCGTCGGCGCACCGATGGGATTCGGCATGGGCGGAGGCGGAGCATGGGCGCGCAACCGTGCCGCCGAAAGGCAGGGCGCTCCAGCGCCAGAGGTTCAGCCCGATGCTGCACCCACGCCAGAGGGCTTTGATGCCGAGACAGAGGTGGCGGTGGTCTCTCCGATAGTCCAGGAGTACCTTGCGTCCAGGCTATCAACGCCCCGCGAGCAGGTCGAGGCTGACACCGACGTGGCAGTCCGCCGCGTTGATGCCGACCGGGCGCTGGCTGAGGAGATTGCGGCCGTCCCAACACGCCCACGCACTGGGGAGGTTGAGCCAAGGACAACGCAGGCCCAGGCCCAGGCAGAACTAGACCAAGCAGATGTCGACGTGGATACCACCGCATCTGACCCCTCATCCTCGCTGGCAGACGTTGTCGAAAGACAGGCACACGCCGCAGGCCTGCGTTCCAATGCCAACAATGCATCAAACGCGGACACGCGCGCGTTCCTTGAGGAGATTCATCCTGACGACCCAGGTCGAGTTCGCCAGATAATGAGCCAAGAGAGGGTGCCAGTTTCCCAAGCCTTGGCTGAACTCCAGGCCAGAGACCTACACACCCGCACGCCTGACGACCTCACCGTGAAGACGACCGAGCCGTTTGAAGCGATGATCGATGACATCATCGCCACTGGCCGAGGTGCCGACCACGTCGAGAAGCTCGCCTTCGGGCACGCAAAGGTCCAGCACCGCAGGGTCTATAAAAACCTCCTCCGGCAGTACGGCGACGCCGAGTCTCAGGCGGCCAGAAACGCCCTCGCAGAAAAGATAAACAACATCAGAGAGTCGGCCGAGAGGATAGCCGAGGCAAACGCCAGAGCGCAGAATGCTTGGGGCCTAGCCGGCAGGTACAGCCAACTCTTCCTGGACAAAGACCTCACCCTTATCGAGGCGATTGCGAAGGCCAAAGTCGACAACGGTGGCGTTGATATAGACGCTGACATGCGAGCTTTTATAGAGAAGGAGTACGCCGCCTCAGACGCCCTTGAAGGGCGGGCAAAGCCGGTGCGTCAAGCTGCCATCAAAAAAATGCGCGCTCTGAGCCGGGTGATCAGGAGGATTGAGGGCAAGGCGTCGCCGACAAAGAGGGACGCCAAGCTACTCAAGGAGGCGAAAAAGCGCTACGACAGGGCCGAGGGCGTCGTCATCATTGCGGACCACGATATACGTGCAGCCAAGTCAATCCGGCTGAACGCTATCGACCGAGCGGCTACAGGAAGGGTGCTGACCGCCATCGGAGACATCGACGATGCGTCAAGAGCGATACGCTCCTCTGGCGAGGACAGTTCGCTTGGTCGCCAGGGCATGAACCTCCTCGCGCGGTCCCTGATCACAAAAGATCAGGCCTGGATTAGGACCATTCCGCCTGCGCTTAAGATCTTGGCCGCCGCCGCAGCCAATAACCCGGCAGGGCGCGCGCGCGCAAGAAGACTACAGCAGGAGCTTGTAGACCAGCCGTACCAAGCGGTGTTCGACTTGGCCGGAGGGCAGCTTTCAGAGGTTGAGGGTGTCGCCGGCAGGAACGGCGGGAAACTTGACGCAAGGCAGGAGGAGTTTGCCACCAATCTGTTTAACAGGCTTGGCGGGTTCAACGTGCCGCTTGTTGGGAAGGTAGAGGTTGGGCGCGCTGTAGGAGAGCGCTTGATTGAACCCAGCCAGAACGCCTATTCGCTGACGCTAAACATGCTGCGGAGGGACTACTTCGATAGGGCGCTAAAGAAGCGTCTGGAATTCTCGAACATCCCCACAGACCTGAGCGCCACCGAGCTTATTAAGGCCGTAAAGGCCGACCCGCAATTGCTTGCCGACCTCAAGTCTGACGCCTACTTAGCCAACGTCTTTACCGGCAGGGGGGATTGGCGGATAGGCACCGCAGGCGACAGGAAGGGCAACGGACCCAAGGACATCGCAGCGCATCTTGCGAAGCGCGCGCTGTACGCGCCGCGATATATGATGAGCATCATCGAGAACAGCATGCGCACCATCCCATCCGCAGCGCTGACTGGCCTTCTCACCAGGAGGAGCTGGACCAAGCCCCTCAACTACAAAAACTACCCAGAGTGGTTCAAGAAGCTAAAAGATCGCGAGTATGACCCGAGGACGCTCCCCCTCTTGGCGGCTGGTGTTGGTCCGTTCAAGAACGTGACTGACTACCAGCGGGGCAGGCTAATGGGTGAGGCTATTTTTGAGACAGCATGGCTGGGCTCAATTGCGGCCCTTGCGATGATTGGTTTCGGTGACGATGACGATGAGATCTCCTGGCAGGAGCGGTGGCGCAGGTTCAACGACCCCGGTCACGCTGACTACCGCAAGATTGTCATCGGCCCGTGGCACGTCTCCGTGGAGGGCGGAAGGGGCGCAACCACAAGGCACCTCATGCCCTATGAACTCACCGAGTCGGAAACGGATGGCATCGCCGACGTAAGTGGCGATGTTGATTGGAGTCGCAGGATTGGCAGACTTCTGAGAAACAAGACGCGACCCCTCGTCTCTTCTGTTATCTCAGCGGCAGCAAACGAGGACTACCTCGGCAACCAAGTCACAGACATGGAGTGGGACGAGGCCAAAGAGAACGTTCATGACCTCATGACCCACCTGGGACAGCGCTCCATTCCCATTGCGCTTTCATTCACCCCCATCATCGCTGAGTCCATGGGGGCCGCTCTCGGCGAGGGTATGGCGGAGACAGGTATCCCAGGCGTGGTGCCGCCCGACCCGAGCATGGCAGACCCTGACGCCCCCAGCCTGCTCAACCGGCTCCTGATCACTGGCGGCACCAACATGTTTGGCATCGGCGCTCAGTATTACGACACCGAAAGCGGAGACGCCAACCTCCCGCCAGAACTCAGAAGCCTGCTTCGAAGCGCTGACCCGGCGAGACTACTAAGGCCACCCTCGGTGCCATAGCGTGTTCGCATCCTTCCAGGACCTGATCAGGGCGATTAGATCACGTATACGGCCCAACGACGCACTGGCGGCAGTCGCCGAGGCGTGGCTTGAGCAGGGCGCTACCGAGAGCGAAGGCTCCAACGCCGGGCCCGATGTCTCATGGTTTATCCACGACGGAGGAGGGAGGCCCGCGTCCAGACCACCGTGGTGCGCATACTTCGTGTCGTCATGCTGCCGGCAAGTCGCAAGAGCAGGGTTCCCCATCGAATACGTGCGCACAGGACGCGCCGTTAGCCACTGGCTAAAGGCACCAGAAGACCGCCGAGTGCCACGAGACGATGTCTGGGCACACCCCGACCCCAGAGGCCTTATATTCGTGCGAACAAGGCTGTCTAAGCCGGTGTCCGAAAGGGACAAGGTACTCAGCAAGCGCAACCGACAAGGCCATACGGGTATAGTGATTAACGTTGACACAGAAGCCCGCAGCATCACATGTATTGCGGGCAACTCGTCAGGCCATGGACACAGCCGCATCAGCGGAGGCGGCGCAGTCGCACAGGAAGTCGTCCGAGAAGGTGACGACGCATGGGAAAGACTGGTAGGATTCGTAACAGTTACGCCGCAGCCAAAGGTAGAGGCATGAAGCAGCTTGCAGTAATGATTATCCTAATGATGTTCGCGGGTTGCGGTAACACCTACCACCTCAAGACCGGAGGCTGGAAGCTCGGCAAGGTCGAGGGTGAGGGCACCTGCCTGGTTGTGCATGGTGACTCAGACCCAGAGGTGGTGCGCGTCTGCATCGCCAAGCCAGAGGCGTTCAAGCTCAGTTCCACCGTGCTCAAGGAACACTGCAATGGCGCTGACTGATAGCGACAAGGACTTCCTGCGTATCCCGATTATCGCCTCCGCGTTCCTCGACGTGCTCGGGAAGACAAGCGGTATGGATACGTTTAACTCAGCAGCTGCGGCCATGAAGGTTGTGCCCGTTGAGACCATCGCCGAGGCACTCGCCGCCCTTCGCACCGATGAGGTGTTCATCGAGGCTGGCACCATGGAGATAGCCGACGGCATCGAGATTGAACTCTACGACGAAGAGGAGGACTAGATGTCCACCAAAGTACACTCAAAGCCTATCGACACCCCAGAGAGCGCAGTCGTTGCGAGCGCCCTGGTTGCCTGCGTCTTGCATATCACCGGCACCATCACCCTGGACCAGGTTGACCTCGGTGTTGCCATCGGTGCGTGCCTCACTCCTGTTGCCATGTTTGTTGTCCGACTCGTAGTGCTCGCAGCATCCCGAGTTGAAGACGCAGTGGATGGCGAGGAGCCTGGCGAATAGCCATGTCTATAAGCACCTGGGCAAGGAACAACGCCGTAGCACTCGCCACCTGGGTGGGTGTCGCACTGTCGCTTGTGGCGACAGCCGCTGCTAACGTGGCTATCTCGCAGGACACCCAGTCCGAACTCGTCGAGACCGTGTCGCAGCACAGCGAAGACATCATCAAGCTAGAGTCTGACGTTCGCTCCATCCAGGAGCAGCAGGCCAGGCTGGTCAAGGTTGCTGAGAAGACCGAGACCGTGCTCTCTGAGCTTGATAAGACCACCGCCGAACTCAAGGTGATGGTCCAAGCTATGCGACAGTGATGTGTCGGACGAGAAGTGGAACTCGCGCGAGGTCTTTGGTGAGACCGAGGACATCATCATTGAAGTCATCCTCACCCACCCTCCCTGCACCTACGTCGTCATCGGCGATGACCCCGACCCCGAGGTCGGAAAGGCATACGCAAAGCTAATAGTACCGCACTGGGGTGAGGCATGAGTCTAAGTGAACGTGATACCAAGCGACTGGCCAACGCAGACGAGATAGAGGCCCTCTACTCGCAGGGCTACACGCAACTCCAGATCGCAGAGAAGATAGGCGTAGCCCCATCAACCGTCCATCGGCGCAGAACCATCGGGCGCAAGCTCCGCCGTAAGATCGGAGGCCCCAAGGCCGACACCTCGCCCGTGCGACGCGAACTTCCATCCTTCGACCGGTGGGATATGCCCGGCGATAAGCCAGACGACCTGGGCTACGACGACCTAGACGATGACGTCCCCATTGAGGACCTGATTAACGAGCGCAAGGAGCGCTTCAAGCGCCTCGACGGTAAGAAGACCAGGCGACACGTACGTAACGTCCAGGTGAAGCTCCCAGGCCCTGTTGCCATCACTCACTTCGGCGACCCTCACGTAGATGACGATGGCTGTAACTGGCCTGAGCTTCTGCGCACTGTCGAGGTTGTCTCCAAGACAGAGGGCATGTTCGCCGGCAACATCGGCGACACCACCAACAACTGGGTGGGTAGGCTGCAGCGCCTATGGGGTCACCAGTCCACGACCATCGACGAGGCCATCCGCCTCGCACACTGGCTCTTTCATAGCGTCCCCTGGATGTACTGCGTGCTGGGTAACCACGACAAGTGGAACCATGGCGCGCAACTGCTGCGCTATCTGACGCAGGGTGCCAAGATTGCAGTGTTCGCTGAGAACACGGCGCGTATCGAGCTTGACTTCCCCAAAGGCGACCCACTCAGGGTGGTCGCCCGGCATGACTTCAAGGGCTCCAGCATCTGGAACAGAGCCCATGGCCCACTGCGTGAGTCGAAGCTCAACCCATGGGGTGACATCTATATCTCAGGTCACCGCCATATCTGGGTGAGCCACCACGAGGAGGGCACCGATGGCAAGCCACGCCACGCCCTAATCGTCAGAGGCTTCAAGGCTTACGATGAATATGCAGAGACCCTCGGATTCTACGAGCACCAGCACGGTGAAAGTGTTACCACCATCCTAGACCCGACACACCCCAGCCCGATGCAGCGCGTGCAGGTGGTATGGGATGTCGAAGAGGCGGCGGATATACTGACATGGAAGCGTGGCAAATATGGGCTCACCTCTTACAGCAAGAGGCAAAGGTGATTGACGACCAGGACGCACGCCTCGACGCCCTGCCTGCGGTGTTGTTCTTCTTGAGCGTGCTCATTGTCGGCCTAATGGTAGAGGTGTGCTCACCACGGGAGCCTGCCACGACGTGGCATGAGCGCTATGTCTCCGAGAACTGCGAACGGTGCGAGCAGCAGGGAGAGCCCTGCTGTGTCTACGTTGATGCGGCCCCGTAATAGGGCTCCCAGCGGGATAGTTGTCGATGAGGCTGCGGCCTCAATGTAGTGGTGGTCTCCCGCCAGGAGCCAGACGCTCAGTCTACCACTGAATGTCATCATCCCCGTAGGGATTTGACTTGGGGCCAGTGGCCCCTGTCTGCGGGGCGTTCTGCTTACGAGAGCCACAGAACTCGAAGCGGTAAGCGCGGATGAACACCTTCTTGCGCTTGTTGCCGTCCTTGTCTGTGTACTCGTCACACCTCAGGCTGCCCTCGATGAACACCTCATCACCCTTGTCCTGCGTGCAGATAAGCTCTGCCTGCTTGTCCCACAGGGTAACGCTGTGCCAGTCGGTAGTCTTCTCCCCCTTGGCAAAGCCTGACGTGGCGACAGATACCTCAACCACGGGGGTATTGTTGCTGCCCACTCGACGCATCTCCGGCTTGGAGCCCAGTCGCCCCTTGATAATCACGATGTTGGCCATTGGCCTTCCTCCTTTTTAATGCCGCTCTCTTGCGACGTATCTGAATCCTCAACTCTTTCTGCCAGCAAGGCTCACAGCGAGCCTCACCAGCACACACAAAGCGCTTACAGTCCATGCACCTCAGATGTCTTGGACCCCTTGCTTCCTGAGCCAGTCGGTTATGATTGCGCGGCCGAGCCCGCTTGGGCTCATGCGCGCGCCCAGGTTCCCCGGCTGCTTGTTGAACTCCCGGCAGTAAATCTCCACTGCCTCCTTGAGGTACTGCGGCACACGCAAAGCGAGTACCACCGTCTCTGTTGGTGTCGGCTTCTTCGCCATTACTGCCTCTCCTTCCACTGGTTAAATCCATCACGACCTGCTTCGGTCCTGAGCTTGTCGAGCACCTGCCTCCTCTGCCTTTCATCCATCCCACTCGGTCTAGGCATGCCTTTGGCCTCCAAGAAGCCGGCAAGCGTGTTGTAGTCAATCTCCATCTCCATCGTCAGGATGGCGCAGAAGCGCCCCCTGCTCTCTTGCCATGAGGGATGGTGCTTTGCCTTCCTCTGCTCTTCAGGGGTGCCGGCCTGCTCCTGCACCCCATCATCAAAAGGGACTTCAATCTCCGGGGGGCTGCTCACTGCCGCGTTGCCATCGTCATCAGGGTCAGCCACGATGCCCAGGATGGCAGCCAGCGCATAGCGTCTGGCGTAGGTGATACCTGAGCCATAGCCGTGCGCGTTCTGCTTCGAGGCCATCACCCTGGTGCATGACTGGACATACTCACCACTCTCATGACAGAGCATGGTGATCACCTCGTCGCCATTGACTAGCTGTATGACCGATAGGCCGTGCTTGGTAGCCTGACGCGCCGTGTCAGTCACACTCTCAAGCGTGGCGTAGCGACTCCTGAAGTGCGGGTTCTTGCCATCCATCGCTGCCTTCGGCTTGGTAGCCTGGAAGGCGGCAATGGCCTTGAATAGTTCCGGTCCTGGGTTACTCATCACCGCTCCTCTTTAGTTGGAATGAGACCGAGTACTCGTCAGCCTCATCGTTGTACTCAACGTACCCGCACAGGGTCTCCACGTTATCGACACCAAGGCCCTGAGCCTTGAGCTTGTCCATGGCCATCGTGACCATGTCCTTGTGGGTGAACACCACCCTAACCTCTGCCTTCATTGCTCTCCTCCTTCTGGGTTTTCTCTATCCACTGCGCCATCTCCTTGTGGGTCTGGTGTAGTGGGTGGTCAGGCTTGTCAGCCCCAATCTCCTT